ATTTTTTACATCTGTGGTTTGAATAAAATTCATACATTGTGGTGTATCATTCAAACATTTGAACATGATGTCGTATACATTCGACGCCAAGCATATTTGATTATTTGCGATGTCTCTATAATTTTCAATGAAAAAGTCAGAACACCGCTTTACATATCTGTCTGTAAAATCATGTATCGATTCCGCATTTTTACATGTATTCGTCAAATAGAAATTTAAAGTGTTGTTTGTTGTGTTGTTATTTGTTGTATTTCCGAGTTTTGGTATAATTTCAACTATCTTATTCAGAATTTCCTTATTGTCTTTGTTACTCTGTAGTCTATCTTCAGCTTGGATTTTAATCAACTCATGTTTATCGTTTTCATTTTTTTGAAGGTTGTCTTGGTATTTTTCTATAATTAGCATAAACATCGATTTCATTTCATGGTTCGCATCCATAAGTTGTGTAATTATATGATCTTTATTATCTTCTCTATCAAGAAGTCGGACGTTCTTTTGCGATCCCTCGCATTTTTGCACATGTTTCCATAGACCAGATCTCGTCTTAAATTGACGTTCGCAAATATTACAGTTGATTTTATCGTTTATAGATATTTCATTACGCTTTTTTGCGCTTTGTTTGTTTCCATTTGTTTCCGTTAGATGTTTTGTAGTCAAACTGTGGCGATTAAAATCTGAACGACGGCTGCATTTAAAGTTACATTTTACACAAATATAACTTTTTACGCTTTTTACGCTTTTCTCTGTTTCCATTTGTTTCCTATAATGGAAACATATAAAAAGCGCCTAAACTTTGACGCATAGTTATTTGATTTTTTCACTTGCAGTCAATTTATATTTCAGTTATCAAAATGGCTGCATTCGCATAACAATTGTATTTTTGTGTTTTTATTAAAAAGATTTTGCTCTGATTTATGTAATTTGGAACTTTTTAAAAAGTTCCATTGTGGAAAAGTTGCAACTCTTTATTTTCATGAATATATTAGAATCCTTATAGATTTGATTGAAGTGTTTACTATTAGGATTAGTGATGTAAATAAATATATTGCAGTCGTTATATGACGATTATATTCATGGTTATTGCTGCATAAAACGTAGCAACTTTTTACAACTGAAGTGTTGATGTAATTGATGTGTTTATTATTAGGAGTTTTTCCAATATAATCCTAATATATAACACTCCTAACCTATTTCGCAACTCAACCACCGTTTTCGTAACATTTTGGAAAAGTTGCAACTCTTATTTTCATGAATATATTTGACGGTTTACGCCTTTTTTTTGTTTCCATATGTGTCCATTACATTCAATTTATTATATTAAATAAACATTATATTGACTGCATATAATGTTACAAATATACCAAATAAATGATTTACGCTTTTTAATGTTTCCAATTGTTTCCATTATAGGAAACAGTAAAAAAGCGTAAATATTTTCCACCCACGAATATGATATGGTGTTTTTTGTAGTTACACCGACTAAAAAGAAAAATGAGACATAATCCCATTAAAAATTAAAGTGGTGTAAAATCAATAGGCAATCTTTTCATTGCCGATCGTCTTACTTACCTTCTATATTTTGTAGTAAAAATTGATTTTAGAAATAGATATAAAATAACTATCACATAATAAATTATATCATGAACGTAATTTCAGACGAGTCATCCTTTCGTAAGGACATCAACGCACATATTTATGGCGGCGGCAACGTTAGTCACATATTGAATGTTATTATCTCTCAATCGACGACTGATGATATTGCGAACCAAATTCGCCAACAAGTGTTTCTGAGAATTAACAATGTTCCCACCCGGTTTATCATTCATAACATGGATGTTGCTATTACTTGGCGGAGCAATGCTATTTCCAATTCTTATCATGCAGATGTGATGGGAATATATGGGGACACTGCGGTTGCATTACATACTGAAATGTTATTGAAACTGTTTGCAGACGACTTGAGTGGGTCAACTCTTGATTTTATGGTTTCCAAGCCTTTGTCTCGCACAATTACCTTATTACCATCTGAAGTAAAGCTTACATCGAGTAGCAATAATATATCGTAGGTATCAACTAAATTACACATGTTACAATCATGAATATTTGGCGAGTTTTTATTAACATTTAGAGAAACATGCGCGTTTAGATAAAATATATGTATGTAGTGTATACGATGCCGAAATCTCTTTGTAAAGGAAAACGCACCTCCACTCCAAACAAGTGTAAAAAGTTGGTCGGTTGTAAAGTAGCACGCGGTACACAGCGGACATTTTGTCGCAAGAAGTATAACAAGAATAGAAAGACAAGAAAGAATACAACCAAAAAACGCGGAAAGAATCGCAGTGAGGTTTCACGGTTGAAAGGTTTATCTAAGAAGCAAGAACGCGCTCTTAATCATTTGAAATAATTTTATAATAATAATCTAGCATATTCTATATTATTATTTGATACAAATATCCGTCGTGAACATATTCAATGGTTCATTCTACCTCTATACGTGCATGGTGTGCAAACGTGTGGACGTGTAAATATTCGGACTGGTAATGAAAACCGGTTAGATAAAGGGAATATGTTGGTAGTATTCGATTGATGTTTTATCCATATATGTTCACCAAACGCGATTATAATTATGAACACACTCACACAAGCGACCGCATATATCAATTGCATTTCGTATCTAGTATAGCTATGAACCTAGTTTTTATATGCAAAATTTTAATCTTTTCGGATATTCAAGGTTTGTAGAGATGCATTCTGTGGATTTTCGTCCAATAGCATCACCCCCATCGCTGCATAGTTGTGTAAATCCATCAATGTATCACGTATACTCTCGTCATCTACCATATTTACACCGTTTTTAGTGACGGAAATCGCACGTTGGATTTTATCTTCAATACGCATGAGAACTCCAATGACGCCAAATTTAGCGAATGAGTCTCCATAATCCACATTTTTTTTCTTGAACATATCCAATGCCTTTTCTTGAACATTCTCCATTTGTTCAACTCGGTTCATGGTGTATATATGATATGCGACGCAATCTTTATATATTTGTTAATTGATTAAATATCGTTGTAATATAATCGAATGGGTTCGAATGAGGATACAATACAAATATATAAAGGGATTGGTTTGAAGAAGGGTTCGCAACTATCTACAGAACCGAAACAGTTTGTATTTGATTTGGATGAAACAATCGGGTCATTTTCTGATTTGTACCTATTATTTCAATGTATCGAATCTTTGCAAACAACCTATAATTTTACATTATATGATAATCCAAGTGACCTTGTATATGAGTTGTTAAATTTGTATCCTGAATTTTTCCGATATGGAATCGAAATTGTATTAGCCTATTTACATAAAAAAAAGTCCGATAATTCGTGTTCCGGGGTTCATCTTTATACAAATAATTCTTGCTTACCAGATTCTTGGGCATTTTATATTACGCGCTTTATTGAGGAAAAGTGGGAGTTACCCGGTTTATTTGATACTGTTGTGCGCGCATTTAAAATCGGCGGTAAAATTGTCGAAAAAACCCGAACTACGACTGAAAAAACACATAATGATTTGTTGCGATGTTTGCTATTGCCTCAAAATACTGAGTTTTGTTATATTGATAATGATAGATATCCCAAGATGGAACATCGATATGTATATTATCTACAACCGCGTCCATATCATCACTACATGAACCGCTCCGATATATTAGACCGCTTTTTTAAGTCTGAATTGTGTAATCGAATATTTACTATGACCAACCAAGATTTGAGTCCAATTATGATTAAATGGTATACAGATCGTGAGTATTCTATGACGACCAATAATCGCGAGTTATCTGAATTGGATGTTGATTTGCATGTTTCGAAAAAATTGCTCAAATATATACGTAGGTTTTTTCATATGTCGATACGTCGACCACACACGCGTCATATACGTAAGGTCGGTAACGCGGTGACCATGCGAAAGAGGTCATAGTGTGTGTTTCAGCTGCAAAATGAGTATTTCATCGCTAGATAGGCGCTGAAATGTGATACAATCGTCGAATTTGTATTGGATAAACCGATTCCTACTTTTACATAATATATGTGTCCCTGTATCTAGAAACTTTATATCGACGACGATACCTCCATTTGTTAGACGTCCATTTCGCACCCATCGAATGTGTTTTCCTTTGTGAATTTGGTAAACTTGATCGACATGATAAAACTCGATCAATTTCTCACATAAACCTTGGATATTTTCGTCGGAGATACCATGTGTTGTTAGAACTTGGATATTGTCTTCTGAAATACCGTATATTGTATGTGTATTTAAGAAGTCGGAACTAACATTCTCGGCAGCAGACAATATAGCGGGTATATCGAGATTGGATTGTAAATCAGGATTATTTTGTTCTTCGTCGATTATATCTTGGATGTAGTTGGATAACATTTACTATGTAAGTATAGTAAATGTTCATATGGTTTTACACATTTTCTCATTATAATTCGAATTTATGATCATTTGTGGGGGTCAGTCCAAAATTTCTTTCCGGATGACGCCAAAATCTTGTGGTTGCGGCGGTACTGAGACCTTGACTCCGCGATGAAGCGGTCTGAATTAGACTTTGTATTCATCATGTCGGGATATCGTGGGTTTTGGAAAACAGGGTTACCATTTTGAAAATCACCATCGTCTCCTATACTACCACGTCGACTACGACTATTACTGCTATCTATACTATTAGAACGACCGCGACAAAGAGATTCGTCGTGGTCGTATTCACTATTGTTACTACGACTACGACTACGACTACGACTACGACTACGACTACGACGACTACGACTGTTATCTATACTATTACGTGGTTCGTCTTCAACACCCCCTTTACTATTACCCCTACTCAATACACCAGGTATACCATTATGGACAATATGATCTTCGTCCAAATTAATGTCGGTATAATTTACTACGAACGATTCGTGTAGAATATCCAATTTTTCCAGGATATTTACATTTGGAGTAGACATTTCTATATATATATATTTTTATTTTTATATGTTTTTTTATGTAAATGATAAATATGGTATACAATGTAATGTGTATGTATACAAATGGAACCAATTATTATCTGCCCCCACTGCGATGCACCCATTCTCATTGAGAAGTTGAATTGCGGTATTTTCCGACATGGTATCATCAAGAAAACCGGGAAACAGGTCGACCCTCATGCGAGCAAAGACCTTTGCGATAATCTAATAACCCAAGATATGATATATGGCTGTGGAAAGCCGTTTCAAATAGTGGAAAAGGAAGGTAGTTTTGTAGTGACTATTTGCGAGTATATCTAATTGAATTGAGTAATATATTGTGCTTTTTTGAAATAAGTGTGCAACCAGCCGGCGACACCGTCATTAATTAACATAAATACGGCACTTGCTGTGATTAATATGGCGTCATTTGAAGTGCATTGAATTTTACGAAATGGATTGAACCGAATTAACAAAACAACGGCTATGAATATTTGTATCCCCGTATTTAAATAGTCTGTGTATTGTGGGTCGACATATGCTATACCCAACATCGACATGAAATAAATAATATATAACACTGCGATTGCGACATAATAGACAGGCACCGAGATATGCTCTAAATTAGTGTCTATATTTCGGATAAATCCACCAACGGTATTATACATATACAATGTAATTAGATTATATTGTATATTCTGGATTTATTTTTTTTCAGACCGACTTAACCAATGAATTGGACGCCATTCAACATATGCCTTGGGAGCGTCCGATGTGGGTAATCCGGGAATGATGGATTGCAATATATAATACACGACATCGCGCATTTTATTCATATGAATTCCGTCCATAGGCGTCTTGTATTCGAAATACATATTAAACGCATCAATCGCCTTTTGTGTAGGTTTCCCCTTGTTTACGCCAGATTCAATAAAATAGTCGTTTATAAATGCATTCACATTATCATTTAGTTCTGTTACATTTGCGTCAACCGTTTCGTCGGTGATTTGGTAACCGTCCACTTCCGTATTTCCAATAATCATTGTGTTCGACCCACCAGTTAGTGATGAAACGCCGGGTATAATAGAAGTATTGTTGGTCACGGAACCAAACCCCCATCCAAAACTTGACGAATTTGATTCGCTGCTTGGTGCGGACTTGTTAATTTCAGCCTTGAGATCGTCGGCTGCCTTCCAAGCAGAGGCAACACTATCTAAACAACTCCCTGGACATGCGATTCTACAGTAATTATCGCCACCACATCCCTTATCTGCAGGCTCCGGATCATCCGTGGGCGTTGATGTTGGCGTAGGTTCAGCGGGGGTTTCACCACCACCGTCTCCACCGTCTCCACCGTCTCCACTGGTTGAAGCAGTATCGTTCATGTCGCCACCGCCATTGGGAGCCCATGCTTGTCCTTTGTATATTTTATATGTCGCTGTAGGTTGGACTTGAACATTGAAGAATTTGTCGCCGGTCCATTTAATCGCCGGCCATGCTATAATTGGAGTAGGGTTATCGATAGTTTGGATATTTGGGATGACTATATTCAATAAATAGTATCCGATATCAGTCAATCTTCGTTTATTGTGTTTCGTAGTCACACCGATGTTTCCATCAATACATAATTTACTATATAAGGTAATTGTGCCGGTATATGGGAAACCTCTCTTATCGAAATACAGGGATATATACCGGTCAATCATTTTATTTAATGTTTCGCCGTGATATGGTGCTAATGGTTTAATGTCCAAGATTTCTTCTTTTGTAATAGGGTTGATAACCGGACGAGGTAAAGTTCTCGCGCCTTCTCTCACGGTTGCAAAATATGATCCTATAATGTAACCGAAAAAGCATATTATAATTATATATAACACCAATTTGGTTCCTATGTGAAATTCCATGTTATAGTATAGTAGTATAAAAACTATGGTATAAGATAAGATTAGATACGAATAACAGAATGATAGCCAACAAATATACACCCATGTCCAAGATTGGTTCTGGAACATTTGGAACAATATATAGGGGTAAATACGCGAAAACGGGAGAATATGTTGCTATAAAAACTGAGTTATTGGACACGTCTCTACAAACTTTGAAGCATGAGACTACAATATTGAACTATCTTCATTCCAAAGGATCAACACACACACCTCTTGTATATTGGTATGGTATCCACTTAAGACAATTCACGCTGGTTATACCGTTATATGAACGTTCATTAGAGGAAATGATTCATTCGAATGCAATGTCCAAGATACAATCGATGAAAATAGTATCTAAAATGATAGATATCTTAGATACAATTCACAATCTTGGCGTTTTGCACCGAGATATAAAACCGCAAAATTTCATGATGCGCAACGACGATGTGTTTCTCATAGATTTTGGACTATCTACCGTGTATATGGACGATAAAAAGGTTATTTTACCCCAGAGAGAACTAAGTTCTTATATGCTAGGGACGCCTAAATTTGTAAGTATCCATGTTCACAATGGTGAAGACCCAACACGTAGAGACGATTGTATATCTGTAATATATATATTACAGTATTTACTGCTAGATGGACATCTCTATTGGGAGAACGTCCAAGATAAGCAAATCGGCGACGTCAAATACAGCGAAAACCACATATTATATTTCAAAAATGCGGAACGAAAGCGACTTAAATCAATGCATTTCGAGTCAATTCAGACCGCCTCCATTCTTGGAATTATACTAGGACATTTATATGAAATGTCTTTTATCGAACAACCGAATTACCAATGGATGCGTTCATTGCTACATGACTAATATTACGTGGTTTTCTTCTCAATACTGTTAAACATGTCTGGATTATACACTAAGTTACCTGTCGGTCTATATTGATTAACTGACGTATATTGTTTCTGTGTTTTATCGTTGGTTGCACCTGTATTTAACAATTGTGCATTGGGGTCGTTGGACTGAGAATCCTCAATAGGGTCATGTTTGTTTGAAATGACTGTCCCTAACTCATCGACGGTGATACCCGTTTTTCGGCGATATTCATCGCGAACATAGGAAGGTATCCAATTAGACCAAGAAACGAAGAGTGTATTCGGATGAACATATCGAATATGAAATTTATTCGCTTCCAACTTGGCGACAATATATGCGATACAATCGGCTTTATCGTAAACTGGTTCGCCGAAAATATACTCGGGAATGGTGAACCAGATATGTTTGTCGGACACCTTATTTCGACCGGTAACTGTGATTCGTTTATGAATTCGATTCAAAATTTTATTAAATATGGACACCTGACGCAAATCACGCTGTTGTTTCTTATTATATAAGTCGTCAATGTTGATATTGTCGACATTATCACTATCGGAAGTGTATAAAAAGCAAGACATGGGTATTCTAATATACTAGGACGAAATAAAAAAGTATAAACAAATGCACACATTATACAATAATTGTATAATGGAAGATAAAGCCGAACCACCTCCGGTGATTAAACACCTGGTTATAGCGGGTGGTGGAATATATGGGTTAGCAGCATACGGTGCATTGAAAGAGACAAATAAACGTGGATTATGGGACATTAAAAACATTGAAAGTTGTTATTGCACCTCAATTGGTGGTATAATAGCGACAATTATATTTCTTGGGTATGACTGGGATACACTGGATGCATATATAATAAAACGTCCGTGGAATGAAGTATTCAAATACGATATACACACATTATTGAATGCGTATACGAATTGCGGGATTTTTGATAAATCCGTATTTGAAACAACATTCAAGCCACTTTTTGCGGGTGCAGATATAGATATCAACATAACGCTGGGTGAATTCTACGAAAAAACGGGCGTAGATATGCATTTTTATACATGTGAACTAAATACTTTCCAGTTAAAATGTTTATCACATAAAACACATCCGGAATGGAAGGTAATTGATGCGATATATACATCTTCAAGTATACCCATTTTCTTAAAACCGTTGTGTGTAGAGGGTGAATGTTTTATCGATGGAGGTTTACTACTAAATTACCCACTAGCAGAATGTTTAAAAAATAATAATGTTCTCCCATCGGAAATATTAGGTATTAACAAAGTAAACCCCGTTAATAACTACACTATCATAACATCAGAATCAAATTTAGTAGATTATTCGATACAGATATTTAATAAATTGATGGATTGTGCTTTACAAGATATGCGTTCTACACTTTTAACCGGCGATGAATGTAGCACCATTGAAAATCAGATCGATATATGGATGGATCCAATAGCTGCTTCAGATTTATATGAATTTACATGTTCCGAAAAACATAGAGAGGATATTATTCAAATAGGTGTGAAATCGGCACGCACATTTTTAGATAAGGGATTATTGTAAGACATCATTCACAAATTTGGACAAATTATCAAATGTGATCTTGGCGTCGTAGTTAACACGTTGACCATCCTTTATCATCAATACAGTCGGATAACCATCAACGCTATATTTTTGGATTAATGGGTCATCTCCTTCGGAACAATCAACCGCGATGGGTGTAACATTATAATTCCCAACCTTTTTGTTACTGTAGTTTTTAGAAAATTCGTCCCATTCGGGCTTGGCGCGTTTGCAATGGGGACACCAATCGGCGGAGAATAAATACAATTGCACCTCACTTTCTCTCTGATTGTCGTTTGATATATCAGCAGCATTCAAGTTCTCAACAGTGGGTTTGATATACCATTTATAAGCAAGAAGTGTAGCCATAACAAATATAAGTATTACAAACAACGTGACCAGGTGCGTTTGGAATGGTTTCACGTAATCGGTATATAGCGTGGATACGATATCAGTGGACATTATATTTTATATGAACATTTTTATTATCAATATACAACGTGTTTTTACAGATAGAATATCATTTAGAAATATGCGAAGTATCTTTTATCGCAGTAATATAACATGTCTAAAACACAAAGTAAACGAATAAAAATAAAAAAGAAAAATAGTTATACGCGTAAACATTACCAATCAAACGATGGGATGTTAACGAGTGTTTGGGGACCGGGTGCATGGCACTTTTTACATACAATGAGTTTTAACTATCCAGTGAAACCTACATGTGACGATAAACGTCATTATCGTAGTTATATATTGGACTTAGTTAATGTGTTGCCGTGTGGAAAATGTCGCGACAACTTATGTAAAAATTTCAAGCGTCATCCGCTTTTATATAAACACATGAAAAGTCGGACAACCTTTTCGAAATATATGTATAAATTGCACGAATTTATTAATATCATGCTAGGAAAAAAGTCAGGTCTGACTTACACTGAAGTGCGTGATCGATACGAGAATTTCCGTTCACGTTGTAGAACAACCCGTAAACAAACAAAACATGAAGAAAAGGGTTGTACTGAACCGGTCTATGGTGAAAAATCGAAGTGTGTGTTGAAAATAGTGCCGCAGACAAAAAAATGCGAGACATTTCAAATTGAGGAAAAATGTAAAAATCGGTCGGACTAATATATTCTTTGTTTATGCGATAGGTGAAATGCCTACTTTTTTATAACAAAGAATATATATAATGAATACTTCTTTTAATCCAATATCGGTTAATGACGATGCATTAACATATAATTTAGAAGATTCTACTACGAAATTGGTCGAAACAGATGAAGTGCCTAGTATAGAGGAAACTACGACACCTATAACGAGGTTATCGCCATCGCCTTCACCTTCAGCGAGATTGAAGAAGAAAATAATACCGTTCTGGACAGAAGATCCTAACATTCTTGTAAAACCGGCTTATATGATGGAATTTTTCCCAATAGATTCGATGTCTTTTAACCAAAAGTTAAATTCGATAACACGAACCGTTGTGGTATTGACCGCGGTATCTTATTTGTTTACGAATAATACGCGCATTGTTAGCGTTGCGGTTATGACTATATTCGCAATATTTTTCCTACATTATGCAAAATCGAGAGAATCCTCAGATGAGGGTTTTCATAACGATGAACATAGTACATTAGACGAAATGGCGCGCCACTCGAGATTATATAATTATAAAGGTCCGATAATTGACGTGGAGGGAAATTTTGACGAAACGTTTGATCAACCAACCGCATCGAATCCATTATCGAATGTGTTATTGACTGATTATGACTATAATCCAAAAAAGAAACCTGCACCCCCCGCATTTACAAAACAGGGTGTTGAAGATATTGCCGAGAATGCTAAAAAAATGGTTCAAGAAATGCACCCGGACCAACCTGATATTGTTGGAAAATTATACAACGATATTAACACAAACCTTGAGCATGAACAGTCCATGCGACAATTTTATAGCACATCGAATACGACCATACCGAATGACCAAGCAGGTTTTGCTGAATTTTGTTACGGTGATATGATATCAGCGAAAGAGGGTAACAAGTTTGCACTAACTCGCGATAATCCGAAATACGATTTACGCTAGTTATAATTGAACAAAATATATGTGAATTATATAAAAGAATGTCTACGGTAAACAATTACAAATTCAATAATCAGGACCGCATCGAGAACGATTCTGGAACACAGACACAACATGTCCTTCAAAACGATCGCTACTCTGGTTACACTACAACAAACTATTTTAGCGATAATAGTGGTGAAACGAATATCCAATTTGCTACATCCCAGCCAGCTATTGTTCCCGTAGGCACTGTTGGAAGTGGTGTGGGAGGTAACAACGTAGAGGGAGAATCATTATTGCTTCTGAACACGGAACAGGAACGCGCTTTAGGACGTTTAAATTTGATGGAACGTCAATTTCTGACCGTCCCCTATTTAGGAAGAGGTTCTGCCGATCCCGTATTGGAATTACAATTACGTGAAGGTGAACCAATGGGTGAGAAGAAGAGTGTGTCCACTGTTATGGCGCAAAGTTTTATGGGTTATACATTGCATCCTTCCAGCAAAGAAATGGATGATAAAAGTGGAACTCGTATTGAGGAAAGTGCTATGAAGGGATGGGTTCGCGGTGGTGCAGATACACGTGCACCTGTCGATGGCGATTTGGCTAGCAAAGGACGTCCTTCTGGAGGCGCGTTTTAGGAAAACATCCATTTATTGACGCGTGTAATATTATCACATGTTATTGTATAATGTCTCAAGAAACTGACCACATTCACGGGGGAAAGAAGCATTCAAGAAAATCTCGCACCCACAACAAGAGGTCACGTAACGTGAGAAAGCACCCTAAGCGTTCTGCTCGTAGAACATCTCATGGTTCGAGGAAGCGTTCTGTTCGCAAGACCGTGCGTAGACCAAGAAAATCCCGTTCCATCCTGGGTCGTTTATTTGGTATTTAGAGTCCCAAAAAACAATTTAAACATTAGAGTTTATATTGTTTATTCATGTCGTATAACATGACGATGCAGTCGCTGCATTATTCAGATGATCTTGAATACAGGACTTGTCTCCGTCAAATATTTAACATGGTAAATCGCACAGAGAATGAACACGAGATTGATGCAATTACCCATGATGAAAATGATTACGACGAGTCTGCTGCATCTAAAGCAATGGATTCAATTCGCGACCAAACCAAGGACAATATTCATTTCCAAATTCTATATGATGTTGCTGCATCAAAAATGTTATCTACTGACCGTGAGATCGGTTTAGCCGTATTGTTTTCATATGATTATATGGCTCTATTTCACGAATGCTATATATCATTTTGCGAAAATCCTACGGGTTTCGATGAAAATAATAAAGCCTATTGTGCATTGGATTTGAAAATACGGTAAATACCCCCTGTAGTTTTTATATGTGTATAATATAAAAATGGCTTCTACACGTAATATAAATACACCCGGTGATTATAATGTGCAACAAAAATCGTATCGCGAACAAGTGAATTATTGCACAAACAAAGAATATTCTATAGCCGCACCTACATTACTCGCTGGATGTGGTTTAATTCAAGGACGCCTACCCGATACAGAATTGGCTGGAAATCCAAACGATATCGAGTCGTTCTTGTTCGGTATCGGATCGACCAATTTAGTAACACCTCAAGCACCGGTTACCCCACAGTTGAAGAAGATCGCGACATTGTCTATCGTTGATCGTAAAGTGCCGTTAATTATGCCTCGAGACCTTACAATCAGTATTGACCAACGACCTTTCCCAGTTCCCAATTAGAATAAATGTATATATAGAATTGTAATTGTATATATATAGAAATGCTCAAAGGTTATTTTGACGTTCAAAAGAATGGTGTATCGCCGTTTCAAAACTTTCTGTGTTACTTGGGTGGTTCCGCCATCCAAACAGTCGGAGATAACCCCGTAACTGCATATCGCCAATTGGTACAACAATACGCGAAGTCGGCGAAAGGTGAAGTAGTTAGTCCAGATGTAGCAGTTAAAGAGGCAAGGGGTGTTTTCAAGAAGGCACCGGTCGCAGCATCGCTATCTGGACTTACCCCTCGTCTCGTGGGTGTATTATTGAAAAGAATACCCAAGTTTGGTATTCTTCTTGGATATACTACTTTGTCTGGTTCCACGGGTGAACCTGGATTCGCTGCTGCTACAACCGCGTCTATATTGTCTGCACCTTTTATCAACCCTGTTCGCATGGTTGAGAAGCAGCAGCGAGTGAATATGCGAACAACCGGAAAAGAGAAACCCCTAGGTGAAATCATCAAAGAAGCACAATTGAAGAAATATAAGCCATTATTTCGCGGAACTGTCCCATTAATGGGACATTCATTCATAAGTGCTATATTAGGTTTGGTTGGACAACCCCAATTACAAAAATACATACAAACTGAACTTGGTGCTAAATCTAGTTTCGGACAATCTGCAACGAATTTAATCGCATCTTCTGTTGTGAGTCCTATCTATGTGGTTGCGACAAACCCCTTGTCTAGATTAGAAGTTATTATGCAAACAAGTTCGATTTCAGGAAAAAGCATTAATGTTGCCGGTGCATGTAAGGAAATCGCAACAGACATGCACAAATTTGGTATGAAAGGCATTTTCCGTGGTCAAGGATTGGGTCTTGCAAAAGCAATCGTATCTCTAACACTATTCCATGAGGGACGAATGTTTTTGACTGATAAAATGAAAATTTATAACGGTCCCTACCAAGGTGAATAATTATAACAAAACGTTTGTATTTGGTTAATTATCAAATACAAAACCTATTTAGTCACGATCAAAAATGTTTCGTGTATATTTTCGAACCAATTCCATGGAATCCAAGCTGTATGTCTACATTCTTACGGCGTAACTTTTTATTTGTGAAGTAAGTCAACGAATTATATAACTTTTTGAAAGCAGGAACATCATTTGAATTAAGTGCACAGATTAACTCTTTGCTGATAATATTTTTCTCCATAATACTGAACGATCCGTTATATATTTTTGCCATTATATTTTCGGGATGCAATGTTTCGCACACCAAATTGTTTATGGTCATAACTTCATATGAATCCATCAAGACATTATACAATGTTTCTCCATTATATGGGATTTTTGTAACTCGTTTATGTAACGGAACTAAATCCTTCGCCTTGGTCAAAACGCCTTTATATAGAATTTTGTGATCCATACTAATTTGTGTAGTTGCAGACGGGACGTTGTATCTCAATGCGTGTTTTTCGATGGAAATAATGTGTTTATGAAGAGGGACCGTTTTCGTAATAGCAACTACTTTTTTCCCGCGAATTGTATGCACGTCTGGATTCAGTGTTTCAATCGCTATCTTTCCTTGGTCGGTAGTAACAGGTGTTCCCTTGGGAAAACAATTAGGAACAGGCAAAGGCAATATAACTGGACTATCTTCACCACCGATACTACCGATTTCAAACGTGAATGTATCGAATGAAGAAGTGTCACCTGTAGTTAACACGCTACTAACTGGTGTGTTTACATCTTTATAATTTTCATAACCATTTGTATAATTTTCATAAACATTATAATGTGTTCCATTTAGATTTTTAAATTTAATCTTATTCCCGGAAGATGATGTAATAATAATAAAATCACCAATATCCTTCAATGGTATATATATAGCTTCATCTGATAGTAATGTAGTTAAATCAAATGTGTATTGTATGGGTAGTCCAGATATAAAGGACGAATTAACTATTCGAACAACACGTTTGGTGATGATTGTCGACGAACCATGTAACGTTTGCGCATCCATCAATAACTTTTTCCCCGATAATAATGATGCATTAGAGACAAGAAGGTCATTTATAAATTTATCTCGCACCAACTTATTCTGTTCTGGAGTTCCACTTGTTAATAATTCAAGATTTTCAGTTGGTACTGTAACTGTATAATTATCAGCTCCAACCACAAGTGTAGGTTGTGGTGGTGTTAATAATGTGGGTGTAACGTTTTTCGTGGGTGAAATTTGCGGCATTGATATGGATGTTATATATATATATATATACATAATCAGATGTTTATTTATCTAAATGTTCTCATAATTCATCTATGTAAACTAGTAATGCAATAAAATTGATTCTATAATCCATTGTATACTCATCTACAACAAATAGCTTATTTACAATATGTATCAATTCAGACCACGTAATACTGCAACTCGCTCGGCAAAGGGAAAGTCCACCATCATCATTAAGAATGATGATGACTCTGACGATGATGACTCAGATGGTGGTTTATGTGGGGGTGGTGAAAATCGCCGCATAACAAAGGAGGGTAATCATATTTACTACTATGCCGAAGTAGACAGGGGATCTGTATTCGAAATGGTCACACATATCCGCAAGGCAGAGATTGAGAATATTGTTACGGCGCACAAATTATGTATCGACCCAATCCCAATTTATCTGCATATTAGTTCATTCGGTGGGTCGGTATTCGACGTTCTTACTGCGATTGATGTGATTCAAGCATGTAAAGTCCCAGTGCATACAATCATTGAAGGAGCTTCTGCGTCAGCAGGCACATTGATGAGTGTGGTCGGTGCGAAAAGATATATGCGTCCAAATGCTCATATGTTGATTCACCAATTGTCGTCGGGGTCATGGGGAAAGATGTGTGAATTGGAAGATGAACATGAGAATAACAAGCTTCTCATGAATAAGATATTGGACATTTACAAGAAGAACGCTGATATTCCCAAGAAACAATTGGAAGCAATTCTCAAGCACGACCTCTGGTGGGAGGTGGATAAGTGCATCAAATATGGTCTAGTTGACGAAATATGGGATAAGACATAAACTCCCACAAAATACACAATAACCAAATAAAAAATAGATATAGCATTTTATTTTTTATTTTACTAGTGAAAAGATACGACAATCTTCACATTCTCCTTTTTAATACATTTGCATGCAGATATAGACAATTCTTCGCGTTTCTTACGTGTTTTACCGTTATCACTAATAAGTGTAAGTTCAACCGACTCATTACCGTCAAGTGAACCGTTCTTTTTCTTGGAAATACTGTTTCGCTCATTCATATCTTTTTCAATATCGTTATAATTTTCCGTAATATAATCAATAATTTTATGCTCAATTGCCCATTTGAAAAAGTTGAGTTGTCCGATGGTAGTTTCCATATAATTGGTATCGTCATATGGGATGGTAATTCGTTCCCACCGACAGAATGGGTCGAACCTCCTTTTCGAATACGCCTTTAATTTCAATTTGTAATCATTGTATACCTTGAACCGCGTGATAAGAGTATCGACACCTTCACGTTTCATCGGTAATTCATAAATGGTATAATATTTTTTCGCATAATTTGTAACAAACCAGTCTACTATGCGGAGTGAAATTTTCGATTCACCATTGATAATATTCATCATTTGATGAAGCTTGGTCTTGTCTGAATAAAACTCCATCAGACAATTCATTAGGAGGTCATTTTGAGTATGCGGCGTTTTCACCTGATGCACTTTCATAGACATGACGTTAGTATGCAAATAATAGATTGGTTACGTTTATATTTGTTTTTATTAAAATATGTAATATTATATATGCCGATTTCCATTGAAGAATTCGAGAAAGCTATTCGATATATTGAGCCATTTGTGAAGACGACTCCCTTGGAACATTACAGAGATAATATTTATTTACACCCTTGAAGATTTAAAACGCCGTTTTTACAGCATAAAAATAATCACTGACATGGCGTTCTTGCTTATCTATCCAGCATTTTTTTTGTCTTTCTTCCATTTCTCCCTTTTGTCTTTCTCCCTTTTGTCTTTCTCATCATTTTCGTCCTTTTCGCTATCTTCCGTAGTTTCCCTCCATCTTGGATCTGTATTGGAACATAATTTATGAATTCTTTGATCTTTGATTCATTCATTTTTATGGTTAATGTAGATTCATCTGGTATTACACCTATATATTTCGACTTCATAAAGTTTGTAAAGGATTCTTTTAGGGCTGTTACATCATCATCATCAAACACAATATCAGGATTTGTATCACGTTTCCCAATTATCTCCTTTATATCGTTATATTCGGGATTTTCCTTTATTTCTTCCCTCCATAATTCATATACATCACCTGGCTCAGGTAACGTATTATTGATAATAAAAAACAAGTCGTTTTGAAATGGTGTTTTGTTTGTTTTTATTTGAAGCATGTCGCGGATGCCTAATACAAAACGCTCGAAAATTCCTTGAATACATGATATATTAAGCGCAATATCATGACCTGTATATGCATCGGCATTATCATTTATCATTCTATACATGTACAGTCCTCTTTCATCATCAGTCCAGTCGCTGGACCACATATAAGCAATCGATAAAATAACAATCTGCTTAACCTCTGGGCTAGGAGCACAATTTATTAATCGACTAAATACCAAATTAAATTTCGTTAATTCAGCTTTTTTTTCAGAAGGGGTTTTATCATTGATATAAGATTCAAATGCTTGCTTAGTAACGGTTTTCATTTCAACTGGATTCCATGATGTAATCGTCCAATTATTTGATTCTGTATTAATAAATGGATTACTTACTCTTTGGTCTGTATTTAAATTATTAAAAAACTGGGTAATCGTAGTAATATAAGCAGATTTATTCATATTACGAAAAATATTATGAACTTCAAATGCTGGTCCAGTTTGTTCCCCATAATCTCTAATTCCAACAATATTAGTCGCACTCACATTAGTCGCAATCACATCAGTCAATTGACACCATGGACAATTATGTGGTTCAAAATTGGCTGCTCCATTAAACATACCAACCATAGTAGTCACCTTCTCAGTGTTCCATTGTCCAATATCTTGGTTAAAATTTGATGCTCCATTAAACATAGATCTCATATCAGTCACATTCTCAGTGTTCCATTGTCCAATATCTTGGTTAAAATTTGATGCTCTCCCAAACATAGCTCTCATATCAGTCACATTCTCAGTGTTCCATTGTCCAATATCTTGGTTAAAATTTGATGCTCCATTAAACATACGATACATACCAGTCACCTTCTCAGTGTTCCATTGTCCAATATCTTGGTTAAAATTTGATGCTCCTTCAAGCATAGTCCCCATACTAGTCACATTCTCAGTATTCCATTGTCCAATATCTTGGTTAAAATTTGATGCTCCATTAAACATACCATACATATCAGTCACCTTCTCAGTGTTCCATTGTCCAATATCTTGGTTAAAATTTGATGCTCCATTAAACATACCATACATATCAGTCACCTTCTCAGTGTTCCATTGTCCAATATCTTGGTTAAAATTTGATGCTTCATTAAACATACCAAGCATAGTAGTCACCTTCTCAGTGTTCCATTGTCCAATATTTTTATTAAACTTAGTTGCATTATTAAACATAGATCTCATATCAGTCACATTCCCGGTATTCCATCGACTAATATCTTCATTAAAATTTGATGCTCCCCAAAACAACTTGTTCATATAAGTCACATTCCCGGTATTCCATCGACTAATATCTTCATTAAAATTTGATGCTCCCCAAAACAACTTGCTCATATCAGTCACATTCTCAGTATTCCAATCACTAATATTACCATATTTTGCTAAGGCTGAACCATTATCACTAATCCATAACGAAACCGCTGTGCGAAGGACCTTCGTTGTTGGTGTAAACACGCCATTGTAAAGTGATCTTGAAGATTTGACTCCACCTCTTTGTTTTTTGGAACGCGTTTTTCTAATTCTTTTTCTAAATCTTTTACTAAGTTTCTTGGATTTTCGGCTTGTTCCCATATAATTTATAACTTATAATATAACTTTATTAAAAATATTACAACACCAAACCAAATCGGTGATTGACTTATATCAGTTATTACACCATATTTTTCTAAAGCTATATTCGTTGGAAGACCATGTCGATGAAACCGATACTAACGGTTCGCGCCATGTTAACCGTTTGGTTCTCGTCGGACGATACATATGAATACATTCGCACATTACAGTTAATCTATTTTCCATGTTATATACTTATGATAAAATTGAAATGTTTATTAAGTTTCGTTGATATACGCATAAATAATAATGTCTACAAAATGTTTGGCGATTGACCGAAATAATAACAAATGTAGGTGCTATTCGAGAGCAGACAGCCGATTTTGTAAAAATCACGAATACATGGACAAATACACTGATGAAATGTTACAAAAAATGATTATTTGCACAGGATGTAAAAAAATGTTCTACAATGAAATTGATACAAAAACGTGCGGCGTATGTAAAATTCGCAGTAAACAGACTCGTATAGTAACACGCGATAATATTGAATTATGCGCATCTACAAAATGCAATTTCAAAAAATCAGCGGTTAATAAATATTGCAATAAGCATCAAATATGTATATTTGTGGACGATACAATCGCACTTGGTCTGAGACCGTGCAAACAATATGTGCGCGGTTGTCGTGAACAGTTGAATACAGAATATAAAAAATCGTCTTGCAACATTTGTCTTGAAAAAGAACGCACTAAGGACAGAGAACGTCGCGCAATCGCAAAAGAAACGATTCCTGGCGATATGGGGAAAACGTGTAACTCTTGCTGTCTTGTATACGACGCATCGCATTTTATGGGTAGGTCGGTAGATGGAACGACCAAAACGTGCAAAAAATGTCGTGAAAGCAATCGTATTCAAGACCAAAAACGCGACAAGGAACACCGAAATGAATTATCCAGAATTGCGGAAAGAGCGCCGGAACGAATCGCGGTAAAAAACGCATGGAAAGAGTCCAATTACGAGAAAGTCGCAATGAGTTGTTTGATGCATAGACAACGTCAAATCGAAGAGGATATTGATGAATATTTGAAAAAAAATGCAGATAACGCTCGAGCATGGCGTGAACGGAATCCAGAAAAGGTAGCTGCAATTAATGTGGCGAAAATAAATAGTCTGAAACTGCAATTTTACATATACCGACGAAGCGCCAGAGATAAAAACTTGGAATTCGCTATTACCAGAGAATATTTTGACCAGATTGTAAAACAACCATGTAATTATTGTGGAATAATTCAAGACCGTGGATTCAATGGGATTGACCGTAAAAACTCAAGTGATGGGTATACTATTGAGAATTGCGTGAGTTGTTGTAAAATTTGCAATTACCTGAAAGGGGCTTTATCTGTAGATGTATTCATAAAACGAATTGCGAATATTTTGACGTTTAATGGTAAAATTGACGGACAATATTTTCCAGACAGTCATTGTGAATACAATGCTGTGAGTTATAATACATATATGACCCGTGCAATTAGTAAATATATTCAGTTCGATATAACGACAACCGATTACGAATATTTGGTCAATCAAAATTGTTATTTATGTGGTCGCGTATCGATTGAGAATTGCAAAAATGGAATTGACCGTATTGATAACACCGAGGGTTACATATTATCCAACGTGAAGTCATGTTGTGGTGGTTGTAATTATATGAAGAAGAATTTCTCACTAGAAGTCGTATTTACAAAATGGTTGGAAATATATATGAAAATGAAACAGTGTATTGAAATACAACCAAGTTCAATCGTTGGACATAACACGGGACAAAATATGCATTTGAAAAAAAATACAAATAAAAAAACTGTGGATGAAAAACGAGAAGATTCGCGCATTCGAAAACAACAACAACGTGAAAATCTTAAATCGAAATATGGCGATGAAGAATACCGAAAAATAAAGGCTAAAGAAATAGCAGATTATAGACAAGCTAAACGTAACAATCGCATTGATTAAATTATATCAGGAATATAATTTAATATCTATACTATGCAGGTAAACCCGCTTCTATTTTTTATTTTGTTTTTGTGGGTAAAAACCCTTTTTATAATAATTATGTAGGTCACATAATTCGTCTAGTTTGAGTATGCCACTCCAGCCATACCGGACATAACTCTTAACACATTGTAACTGGTAGCATAAACACGGACCTTAGCAGTGGCTGTTCCACCGACAGTGGCGGAGGAAAGAACAAGTTGAAGGGTGGCGTTATCAATACGGGAGAAATTGCAACTACCGGAAGGTTGGTGTTCCTCAGGGCGAAGAGCGAAGGAGTAACAGTTGATACCGGTATCGGGGCTACGGGTGTGGTGTTGGAAAGGTTGGACAACGTCGAAGTAGGAACCCTCACGCTCGGAGAAACGATCCTGTCCGTTAAGCTGAAGCTTAGCAGTGACGACTGGGTTCTCACCCCAACAATGCATGTCGAGGGCGGTCTCAGCAAGGACGAATGTCCCGGCGTCGGAGACATAAGAACCCTCAGTTGCGGTTCCGTAACCGGAACCCTCTCCGACCTCAGCGGTGAAGACATTAGGGTTAGCCATGCTGGGGTTACCAGCACCCCACTGTTGACCGGCATCGACACCACCCATGGCTCCGGGGTCTTGGAATAGACCACCGGAAGTGATGAAGGCGTTAGCACCGGATGTCTCAGAAGGACCACCGAAAGCGTGGACGGCGTTGGGAAGGGCATCAATGGCGTCAGTGTAGTTGAAAGGTTGGGCACCAAGAGTCTTGAAGAGTGTTTGTCCACCCTCGAGAGAAGAACAGTAATCAACGTTAGCATCAGGTTGGACGACCCAGATAAGCTCCTTACAAGGGTGATTGAAATTGAGCTTGATCTTGTTACTGGAAGAACCGACAGACTCGTCACCAGTGAATTGAAGTTGCTCAATCAAATACTCATGGGGATTCTGAGCCATCTTTCTGCGCTCATCGGTATCAAGGAAGATATAGTCGATGTAGAGAGAAGCGGCAACAAGGGATTGTTGGTAGGCAGCAGAGACAGACTCGGTTCCGCTGGTGGAGCCGAGGGTCTTAACAGCCCAGAGACATTCACCGATGGGACGGAAATCAATGTTGATCTTGACCTCGTGGTATTGAAGAGCAATAAGAGGAAGAGCAAGTCCAGGATTTCTGCAAAACCAGAAAAGAAGGGGAATGTAAAGGGTGGTCTCAGGGAGGGCGTTACGGGGAGCGCACACCTGGGAAGGTCCACCGGAGGCGGAACAAGGACCAGACACATTGGCGAATGTGGGGTCGGTGATGTATGTAAGCTGGGTGGTGTTACCAATCATTTGCTGGTAACCACGTTGTTGCTCAGAAGACATGGTAAGTTGATTCCAGATGTGCATCCAGTCACCATATTGACGGTCAATACGTTGACCACCAATCTCGACCTCAACTTGAGCGATAAGTTGCTCACCGATGAAATCCAACCAACGAGCATAAACACCCTCGTTACCAGCAGCCTTCATGGACTGGTTGATCTCGGGGAGAGTCACTTGGAGGTATGTGCGGTAGCACAAATCACCATTACGGCTGATTGTGCAAGTCACACGGCGACCGAAATCGGCTTGACCAGAGAATGTCTGCTCAATGGATTCCATTGCGAAGTTGGTATGGCGTCTGTAAGACACCTTCCAGAAGGTAATTTCGGGTGTACCGGTAAGAAAAACGTCTTGTGCGCCATAGGCGACGAGTTGCATAAGTGCTCCAGCCATTGCTTTATACTCTTGTTCTAGAAAATAATTTCGGAAAACCGGTTTAATTAACCTTTATTAACGATAAAGCGCATTTACAGAAATTGTGACCATATGACCATAATTCACGCGTAAATTGTCCACGAATGTCGTTTTTTGGTAGTTATAGTAAGGATTTTAGGGGATTTATTTTCGCTAAATGATTTTGACTGGGGCTTGGTCTAAAACCCCTAAATGTGGTTTTTGTAACTTTTGGGGGGTATATAATAAAAAAATATTCGTTCATTAATTGAATTTTCACGCCATTTTCGCACGACAATCGAGTGAATTTTCGAATCGAGACATCTTGTTCATGTAAATGTGTATACGTGAATAAGATATATATGAAGTTATTTATTTTGTAGGATGTCCATATCAAAATTGGTTTGAATGAAGGTTTCTAGGTAATTTTCTCTAAATATTTCTCGTTTCCCTTCATGTTTTTTGGTAAATATATATTCGTCCTCTTTCTTTTTTACAGACCATCCCTTTTCGAGAGCATTCATAATGAAAACCATACACTTCAACTGTTTCGAACTGACGTCAATTTTTTCTGGTATTTCTAGATGGATACTGGTTGCCTCGGACATGGTATATATTGATAATGATACTTAATAATTGCGTTTTCTGCGCGTTTTGTTCTTCTTGGAACGATTTGCATTTTGGGTCTTCTTTATATGGGAGGTTTTTGTTGCGTATCGATTTTTATTGGTTATATTTGTTCGGACACGACGCTTTCTTCTGGTTTTTTTCCCACCTTTGATTTCAATTGAAGTTATTATGTTCGCTACAGAATTAAAAAAAACATTCATACGTATATGTCTACTGTCTCGATTCTCTATTATTTTTGACGGTTCCATTAAGCCAAGTGCCGAAATCATTCTAGAAATCCATGTTCTATTCTGGAGACAAAGTCTTACCTGACTATTATATTTGGCGTCATCAATACCTGTGGTAATTACCCCCAATATCTGACCATTGTCGATTGATAATTGTTCTATGGTATACAAAATATGATATATATATGTCTTAAATGTTATTCGACCCGATTCGATAATTTGTTCGTTAATTTTGCTCGTTGTAACCGCATCATTATAATTTCGAATTTGTGTTACAATATTTTCGTCGACTATATAGTTATGTAAATCATACCATACATTTGGAAAAGCTCCAATCAAACCTTGTATTATACTCGTTTGATAGCCCGTTATTTTATTATTATTGTTCTCAAACATACTTGATAATGGTCCTTGAACACCCCCTGATAATGTATCTCTTAATTGTTTGTTAGTAATTGGGTTATTTGTTACACTACTTTCTATTATTTCTATGTTTTTTTTCATAATTGTTCTCATATCATTTATATTCCCTAGGCTAGTAATCACCTCCGCGAGTTTATTATCAAATATACTTGGACTGTTTTCATATGATATGTTAGCAAAAATGTGTGTTAATGCATCATCTAAGTATTTTTTCTCATCGGCAACCACTTTTCCGAAACTTTCATCAACCATAGCTGGAATAAGTATTATTCCACACAAAGATTTTAATCTAGATGCGAGTATATCGGGATATTTTGTTTTTATATGGTCAACAACGCCGTCTAGAGTATAGTATTCGGATTCAATCGAAAATTTTATAAGTGTAATAAGATCTGTTATCAAATATAAATATTTATTATCATCTGTAGCATCTTTATCGAAATATGGTATTTCACTCAAAACCTGAACAATATCTTGTTCGGTTTGCTTAGCATGTTGGTTTGCTAAATATTGTTTTTCTTGTTTACCTGGATCATTTCGGATAGTCACGGTAATATCACCACCCACCATTCGATCCGATATAGAAGTCGGCATAACACCCTTCAATTTAAAGCAATTATGAACAAATGAATCAAGTTCGTCAATAATAGATATCATCTGAGGTTGTATATTATCACCACTATTACTCCCCTTTTTATACAAATCGTTTATTCGATTCTCTTTAAATTGGTCCCTTTTATCCGTATTACCATTCGCTGATATAATTTTATCAAAAACTGTTTTAAATGGTGAACCTGTTATATATACGCTTTCAAATAATTTCGCATTTTCGTCTGAAATTTTACCTTCCGTTTTATCAACATTAATTACATAATAATTGGTAAACATATTGACTATTTTTTGCATCTTACGGAATTTTTCGCCATCTGTTTGTTTACTTGAATTCAAAGACATCATAACATAAAACCAATTTGTTTTGGTTTTAGAACGAAATCCGAACGACCATCGTTGTGAAATCATGTTTTTTGCTAAATCATCAAAATAATCCGTATTTTTGGGGATTTCCTGTTCAATATTTAACACAAGTGTGTCTATTTCAAATGTTTTTAAAAAGTCTTTTATTTGTTTATTTTCGTTTAGTCCATTTTGAAAAAGGTCATACTCAGTATCTGTGGAAGAGTTGATGAGTAACTTGGGTTCATCCAATAAGTTGTTAATTGCATCAAGTTTTTGTGCTGTAGTTAAATTAGTTGATTCAAACACCCCTGTTTCGTTTTCGGTAACCGACGCATCTGTATCTTCATACGACGCATATGCAGCCTCTTTAGCTTTATTTCGTTCTAAAAGTCGCGCACCACGCGACATTTTTATTGCTTCTTTAGCTTGATTTCGTTCTGCAAGTCGTTCACCACGCAACCGCCTTTCGTCATTAGTTTCTCCTCCGAATTGAGTAACAAAATTTAAAAATTTACGTGAATTTATATATTTACTATCTTTGTCATCAAATACTAATTTAATCTTTTTAAATAATCCATCGATCGATGCTTTATATCCATGACTTTTATCAAATTCAATATACAACGCTGCATGTGGGTCGCTCTTATTTTCCGAACCTTTACCATAGAAATTATTCATAAATACGTCAGTCATGGACAGATATACTGTCTTTGCTACAGATAGCAATCTAGCAGCAAGGGGGCGTTCTGATATAGCATATATAATTTTAAAATCTGCGAGTAGATATGTACGTGTAGCATCCCATTCTTTAATTTTTTCCATAATTTGTCCAAATACAATATGAGATGAATCGCCGGAAAATTTTAATATACTCCATCCATATGCCTTTGAAGTGTTGTTCATCTCTAATTTACTGAATAAGCTGTTTATTTCGTCACTGCTACCAGTTTTCACCGGGTCATCTATGCCGCTATTTCTACATATAATTCCTTTTCCAACCTTTAATAATTGACCAATACATGTAGCAGCCATAGCTTGTGAAGTTATATATTGCTGTCCACCAGCAAGTTTTTTTGTGTTGTTATTTATGTTACCCCAAGTACCAGTCTCTGAAGCATAAATATTAAAGCACAACTCATCAATATACTGTTTAAAATTGTTAAAAACACCTTTTAATATTATAGTGCTAGGGGTTCCGCGATAATAAAAAAAAGGGTTTGATATATATCCATCATTATTTGTATCAAAACTGTCGAATCTTATCTGAGTTAATGCATTTAAAGCATCTTTAAATCCGGACTGTTTATCTGCCTGCGTGCTATAATATTCGTCTTGTTCAACGGATTTTTTACAATATATCATCAACCAACACCATACAAAATTAATATTTACGGTATTGATTAATAATATTTCGTTTGGAGATAGCTTTTCTTGGATGGTTTCATTAAGTATACCTTGTACCTTAGTGACTATAGGTTCGGTAATCGGTTTAAAATGTGTTGTTATATATAAAAATAGTAATAAGTCATAATTAAAATATGCTGTAAATTTTAATTTATTGCCGCTAAGCTGTTGTCCAATTCCTCCAGGGGATGCCTCCAAAAGTGGATTTTTTAATGAGATATTCTGGAGGGTGTTATGATATTTGATAAATTCCCCCAATGATGAACCGGCTTGATCAAAAATGTTGTTTAATCCGGGTATCCATCTACCAGCAAAACAATCACGTATAAAGCATTCTTTGGTATTGTCTGGGATTGAATATGGTATTTTCGCATACCCATCACCATCTGCACTATATACAACACATTCTCCATAAGTTGATAATATGTCCACAATTGGTTTACCCAATGTTGGTATTGATGTGCTTGAAACGAGATTATTTTCTAAATCGTTTGGCGTAGTCTTATTTTCGGTTGATAATTTATCGTGAGCCATATCGGCAAGTAATGTTACATTACATTTGGACAGACACTTCACAGGAGGACTTGCCGAAATTATCTTTAGCAATGTAGCGTGATCAATGGTTATATTATTAACAATCTTAGTTGGTATATAATCCACTAACGTAGCCATAATACTAAATGTTATAAATTATATAGATACATTTTTCATAACGAATACGAAGAAAACTAATCTAAACAACAAAAAGCATAAACATTGGGCATAAAACTTAGTATTGAAGTGAAATATGTCCAAGAATGTTCAACACAAGCAAATGACGTCATTGGACGAGAAACACAGTGAATTGTTGAACAAGTTCAATAATGATGAAACCGTAATCGTTCCTAAATTAATCGAAGAAATACGTCAACTGAGAGAACAATACAATTCCCTACCGAAAACCCAGATAGAATTAAAATTAGACTTGAAAGACCAAGTCCAAGAAAAGAAGGTAGAAATAAGGTATTTAAAAGAGCAGAAAAACAAGTATCTCTTAGGAAATTCGCAATACATTTTCGACTACTTTGAACAAAAGAAACAGATTTCGTCAGGTGAACCAGCGCAAAACGTCACGGTATTGAACTCATTTTTCAAAGTGAAATCGAAGACAGCTGACCGTCAAGACATGGAGAAATACACTCAATCCAAGAAATTATACCAGGAATACTGGCGTAATGTGAACAATGAATTCACGAACCCTCAAGATTATATTCGGTCATGTGATTTATGTATGGTGTGTAGTAAAGGTGAGATGGTTGCACAGGATGAAGAAGGTATTATGATTTGTAACAATACACAATGTGGACAATTCATCACATATATCATAGACAGTTCCAAGCCGAACAATAAGGACCCACCCAATGAAGTCTCATATACCGCATATATTCGTCTCAATCATTTCAAAGAAATCTTGTCGCAATTCCAAGCCAAGGAAACGACGCAAATACCAGAGGAGGTGATTGAAGCGATTCGTGCGAGAATAAAAAAGGAACGAATAACCGATATGAAATTAATAAATTACGACAAAATGCGCGAAATTTTGCGTAAACTGGGTTTGAACAAATATTTCGAACACATTCAATATATAAATTCCATTTTCGGCGTGAAACCACCCATTATGAATGAAGAATTGCATGAAACATTATGTGTGTTGTTCATCGAAATTCAGAAGCCATGGGCAGTTCATTGCCCAGCAAATCGAACGAATTTCTTTAATTATACGTATACATTATACCAATTGTGTACATTGTTGGATCAGACACAATATCTACCGTATATTCCCATGATGAAGGACAGAGAAAAACAGTTGGAACAGGACATGATATGGAAGAAAGTGTGTGGTGATTTAGATTGGGAGTTTTTTCCAACGGTTTAGTTGGGATAGATAAAATGGCGTTTTGATGGACACAAATCAACATATGATTCATAAAATAAGCATTTGATTTATTAAATGCTTATTATATACTGCATCGATGGTAACCAAAAACACCGAAATGTATATATTCATTCATTTATGTGTATGTGATGGATTTGTTGATACAGTAAAAAATTATCTGAATATTCATCTAGCAACGATTATCGAGCGTGAAAGCAATTGTAATGTAAAATCATCGGTTGAAGAACATCCATTTTTACATATAGACATAACTCGCCGTAAGATTTCGGGATGGGATTTGAAAATAACGATTCCTGTTAATGTAAATATCCATGCTGTACTTAAAGAAAGATGTGGATATTTTTATCAAATAATGAAACATATATATCGCGAAAAATGGATAGCACAACACATTAAAACCAAAACACATAATTTATTAAGTGACTGTTTTTATCGAACCGATTTTGTTGCGTTCACTTCAACATCAATTAAAGAAGTTCGGGTCACAAGTAAATGAGTTTACTCTAGACATTTTTTAACTGTATACTATAAACTGTAACTAATGTATTCAATATTTGCGCATATTTCAGGAATAGCCATTTTAGAAATATGTTTCTTTTTCTTTTACGTAGGTCCGATGGAAACAAGAATGTTTGAAAAAACCGTAAAACAACTTACAAATGAGCCGATTACTGCGATGATTGAACAACCCGATTATAAACTCGATTTGCAAAAATTTATATATATTGCGTTCAATTCGGGAAACACTCAAAAAGAATTGTTGTATGAAATGGAAGAATTACGTGATTTGGGAATTGCCCGGAGAAATACAAAAAATCGTGGATTGTTCATAAACACGGTAGAGTATTGGTCAATATTGTGTGTGTTCACATTAATATTGTTTACAATCGAAAAAATGTGCTGTAAAAAGAAAAAGATTGACGGAGTAACATTTGTATCCTCTGATGACGACGATGATGGAATTGAATTAGGGCAATATCGAAAGGGGTCAATTGATGTATATTCTGATGACCCATTATTAAATACACAAGAACATATTGATTACACCGACAGATGCTGCAATACATGCAAAAAGAAATGTAATAGAAAGCTATTGAATAACGTAGTGTATTACACATCATTTGCCGGTTGTTTATTAACATTCCAATATTACTTTTTCCAACATGTAATTTATTATTATACCCCCCTTTCTATAGAAGAGGTAAAATATTTAATTTATGTCGCATTCTCATCTCAGATACCTGATGTATTGAAGCTATAATATAATTTAGCGATTATGTATTATCATAATCGTTAAACTTTGTTACCAAGGGTGTAAATCATTAATTATTGTTGAAACGCCATCATAAAGGCGTCACTATTGGGTTTACGTCCGAGTAATTGTTCCATCATGTGAAATCCGGTTTCAGTGCCTCCTTTTTCAAGAATGCTTCGGCGATAATGTAATCCAAGATCTTTATTGAAAATATTACCGGATTGTTTAAAAAATTGGAATACTTCGGCTGCATACACTTCGCTCCATAGATATCCATAATAACCACTTTCATATCCTCCCATCAAATGTCCAAAGTTCGCCGGCATACATCCGTCGCCATGTATGAGGGGGCTCAATTCAGATTGGATATCTTTAAACACCTTGTCTGCGTCGTCGGTCTGAACACCCGAGTGTAATTTCATATCGTAAAGAGAAAATATCAATTGACGAATATAATGCAATCCGTTAAATAAATTCTTATTCTTCTTAATTTTATGCATAAATTCGACGGGCATAGTTTCACCTGTTTTATAATGACTACTGATGCGGGTCAAGAACTCCTCCTCATAACACCAGTTCTCAAGCGCTTGACTGGGGCATTCCACAAAATCGAGTTCAACGGATGTTCCACTGAACATGGAGAATCGATTTTTGCTCATTAATTGATGGAAAATGTGTCCGAGTTCATGGAAGAATGTCTCAACTTCGCCAAAAGTGAGGAGGCTCGGTTTCTCTTTGGTGGGACGTGTGAAATTACATACCATAGCGGATATAGGAGTGACTCGAGATGAAGGTGCGTTGAATACAGTTTCATTACTGTTGTCGGAAACAGTTGTTGGTATGCATGCACACTTTAATGTGAATGCCGCCGCATGACCAAATTTTCCATCACGTGGATATAAATCGACATAAAAATGTCCAATCATATCTCCGATTATATTCGCAGTGTTATCATAAACGGAGTAACATTTAATGGATTCATGCCACTTCTGATTTGACTCTAGATCAACCTCTTTAATTTGAATACTGAAAATATCTTCAAATGTTCCAAGTAAATTGGGCAATAATGTCTCTAGTGGGAAATATTCCTGAACAAGTTTCTGGTCATATTGAAGAACCTCCTTTTTGTAAAGATTTGTATAATAGGATAAATTCCACGACTCCATATTGTCCTTGTGAAAATATGATGAGATCGTATCTGTATCTGCCTTTGCAGCAGAATCCATTTTCCCAACCAATTCTTGTAAGAATTCTTGGACTTGTTCTGGACTAGTAGCCATTCGATGATGAGACAATACATAGTCGCTATAACTGTTGTGTCCGAGGCGATCAGCTTTTTCTTTACGTAGACCGAGTGTTTTTTGTAGCAAATCCTGATTCTTGAAAGGTTCCTTACCGCGTAATCCAAATAGAATGCTTAAACTTTTACGTGTTGACTCTACGTTACAATAAGGCATAATCATATTAATATGGTCATATTTGGTAGTAACCTTATATTTATTGTCTGACTTATCCAGTGTCTCGATGAAATCTTCATCTACGCCATCGAGTTCATCTTTTGTATAAAAGATGTGATCATCCACTTCGTTGATATTGCTACTATAGGTAATATCCAACTCGTCCAACTTCTGATTTATTTGTTCAAGTTTTTCGCGCGAATCTTTGTCGAGATGAATACCCTGATGTTTATATCCATCCAATGTGCGTTGTAAATATAGAATTTCCTCTCCTTCGAGCGTATCTGCAAATTTAGTATGAAATCCAAGAATTGTGTTGTATACATCTACATTCATTGACCATCGATTACCAAATTCTGATATTTTTTTAGAAGATTCGATAGATGCGTCACGAATTGGCTGGTCAGGATGAACATGTTGCATGAAATCAAAGGTTTCTAGTTCCAGATCCCACGCATAAGTTTGTTCAAAATGACGGAAAAAATCGGACTTATTGCTAAAGTCGCGACCAATCAAATCGGAATACCATTGGTTATATTGTGCGAGAATATCAACAGTTCGTTCTGTGATAACAGAGGCGGAAGAGGGGAATTTGAAATCATTCGATAGCGACATGATAATACAAATAATAGAATCTATTATTTATATTGTATTT